CATACGGAACATTATTACCAATAAAAATATAAAGAACTGGATCAGTAGTTCCTGAATTATAGACCGAATTACGCCAAATCTTTGCGTTATTGTAACTTAGTTTTTTCTTTGTAATTGATGGCATAGTGCTTATTTATATCAATATAAAGGCCGTTTGTGCATTTGCAGATGTTGTAAATGCTGAAGAAACTGCAATATTTGTATTACTTATGATACTAGAAACAGTTCTAATTATGTTATTCACAGAAACATTCGATCCAATAGTCAAAGTACCTCTTGAGTTAGACACGTTAAATTTAGTGTTTACACCAGTTATATAAATTGAACCGTTGGAAACATTTACTGTTCCGGCAATCGTGTTAGCAGAAGTTGTTGATACAGTAATTGTATTTGCATTAAAAGAGGCGTTCTCATTTAAGTCAGCGTAGTTTATAAATCCAGCTGGATGCAATAGTTGTTTTAATACTTTTTTGTATTTTGTGAATTCTACAGCTGAAGAAGTTATGTATGAATAATCAACATAGTAATCTTGGCCTTGTAGTTTTCTTTCTGAGGTTGACAAAATAGAATCAGATGTTGTCCATCTTCCAGGCAAAGAAACATAAACATCTCCAATTACAGCAGCTGCAGTTGCCGTACCACTACCAGACCCTGTTAAGTCTACTTGTGGAATATATTGATATCCTGTACCACCACTTACAACTTTAATGGAGATGATTTGACCAGGTTGTGTGTTTCCAATAAATGGTGTAAGTGCTTCACCATCGGCCATTAATGCAGAAATTTGTACATTCGCATTGGTTGCCGAAACATTGGATGATGATACAGTTATTGTTGGAAAATTATTTTGTGTATAACCTTGGCCACCAATTAAATAGTCTCCATACTTACCAATTTTTTTACTAGTTGAAGCAGCCGTCCAATTCACATTCACATTTGCAGTTGTCGTACTTGAAATTGAATTGACATACCTTGATTCATTATTAATGATAATTCTATCACCAACTCTAATCTCTGTACCAAATTGTGTTCCTGTGCCAACAATGAACGGACTGTTGTTTGTTATGTTTGCTGTGCCAGAAACTCTGGATGGTTGAATTTCGATTTGAGTAATTGTGCCGTTTGCGTTGACTGCTTTAACTGCTGCAGCTGCACCTCTTCCATTTGTACCAACAGGTTTAGAACCAAATGTAATCTCATCACCAATTTGATATCCTGTTCCACCATTGTTGATTTTAATTCTACCTACTGACTTGAAATTTTTAATGGCAAAAGAATTACTATTTGCCGTAAACAATGGCGAGTTAGCATCTAGCGTTGGAGAAATTGCAGTCGATGTATTTGAAAATAGAACAATGACATTTGATATTGGGCCTAAACTTGTGAACGTGTAATAACTCAATGCATCAGCAATAACAGTTGAAACATTTTCACCTGCAGTAATTACTGTTGCGGGAAATCCATAATCAGCAGCAGAAATTAATGTGTTTGCATAAGTTGATATGGCATCATTAGATACAGTATAGGTATTTGCTGATGAATTTGCAAGAGCACCTGCTGTATCCACACCATCAACGGCAAGGTCAAGTGCAAACGGAGAAATACCAGAAACTGTAATATCACCATTAAGTTCAAATCCTGCACCGCCATAATTTACAACAATGCCATCAATATAACCTTCAACAATATCATCAACTTGAGCAGTGGCATCTGTGACTGCACCACCACCTGTAACAATAACAGAGTCACCAACATTATAACTTGCGCCACCATTGATGACATTTATTCTGTTAACGATTGAAAATGTATCAGCTTTTAAAGTTATTAAAGTATCATTATCATCAATGATTGTAACTTGAACTTCTTCACCGCCAGAAAATGTTCCTACTAATGTCTTATCACTAATAAACAATTCAAATGGAAAACCAAGATTCAATCGGTCAGTAATAATTCTCTTTACTGATTTTTCAACGATTGCGGTTGCACCAGAAGTAACACCTGTAATTTGCCTATTTTTAAGTAAATCAATATCAAAATTTGTATAAACAACTTTGACTTCTGAATTTGCAGCCGGTGCAGTATTAAAAACTAATTTTTTAGATTCTTTACGAATAAAATAATCTGTGGTGATTGTTTTTAAAACTCCACCTACATAAACTTCTACTTCATCATTATTGACTTGTTGTGCTAAAGAAAAATTTGTGTTACCTGTTGCAGTATAAACACTTCTTATATCGGTATCAATTCTAAGAATATTATCAACTGTCCATTTACCATCAGAGGCTCTAAGAACATTATTTTTTGGATAGATTAATTCTAGTTCTTCAGAAAATAACATTCTGAATAAAAGTTTAAAAGACCCTTCTGATCCTTTAGAGAGATATATGGGTAAAACATTCTTAATTAAAAATGCTTTATCTACAGTTACATCTTTAGGTAAATATGTAGCAAACGAATTGAAAAATTGTTGTTCAAAATCTTCTATTGAATCATCAACATCTGAAAGGTTTCTTAAATCTTTTGATACTGAGATTAAATCATTTATTTGAGTGCCTTGTTTTGTTTCAAGGTATTCATAATAAGCTTCCAAAAATGTAATGAACAGAGGATATTCGTCCCGAACAAATTCGGGAACCTGACGATTAATCAGTAAAGAAACTTTGTTATCAGACATTAAATTGCAGAGAGTTCGGTGGTTATAGAAGTCGTATCAGTATCATCAATAGATATGATTGTGTTCTTTGCTGTTTTTACAATACCTTTTCCTGATTCAATAGTCAATCTAATTAATCCATCTGTAGGGACAACAGATAATATTCTTACATCATTTATGGTAATTGTTCCTGTAACATAATTGATTGTTCCGATTTGTTCATTGATTGTTTGTTTTTCTGCATTGTCATCATAATAAATTGTTCTCAAATAACCAAACTTACCATCTAACACAGCAGACCCAGCCGCACCATATCCACTACCACCAGTAATTGTAACGATGGCTCTAGTGTAGTTAATTCCTCGATTCGTTAATGCAATACTTTGTATTTTTCCGTTTACAATTACTGCACTTGCAACAGCACCAGTACCGTCACCGGTAATTGTTATTGTTGGTGTTTCTGTATATCCAGTTCCTGCATTTGTAACTTGTATCTCAGAAATGCCGGTAAATGACTCAGGTACTTCTTCAAACAAAACAGTTTTTATTGCGCCAGTAGAATCGAAAATCCTAAACTCAGAAGAAGTTAATTTATTTGTTGTTGTTCCACGATTTAACGGTGCATTAAAATTAATCGTATATGTTGTTGATTCACCCAAAGTAGGTTCAAATCTTTTCTGTAAATATAATTTTGTTTCAGAACCACTAATAGCATTTAAATCAACACCATCAACACTATCTTGTAATTTTGAAAGAACAAAAGTTGCTCCAAATTTATTTAAGTTTGTATTTCTATACAAAAGTATAGCATTTCTTATTGAAGATTTTATTGCTTCAATTGTTTGAGTAGTTTTATTTTTATCATACTCAACATAATTTTCAATTAATAGGTATAAAAATTCGGGATCCCGAATTATTGCATCAACAGAAACAATTGATTTTGGTTTAATAATTTCATCAATAATTCTTTGTTTTTCTGTTTCTGAAATATAATAGTTTTCTTTTGGTTTCAAAGATATGAGAACTTTTCCATATACTGGTGGAACTTCTTCTTCACCACCCCATACCGAAATAGAATCGATTGATGGGTAATTTCTTTTTAAATATGATTCATAATCTTTTGTTGTAATCAAACGATTTTGTGTAGTAAACTGTGCAGCTGCACCAAATTTAATATCATCAACAGATTCTCTCTCTGCACCACCAGATGCCGCTGAAACAGGAGTAATTGTGAAATTGGTTAATGACTCACTTAGTGAATCTGATAATGTAGATGTTGCAACAAAATTATTTGCTTTATTTGCTTCTTCTCCATTTGTCAGTAAATAAGTTACAGAAACAATACCGCCATCAGGAATACTTTTTCCAACTACACCATTTCCAAAATAAATTTGATATTTTTGTCCTTTATTTTCTTGCAAATAATAAACTTCAGATGTAGAGTCAACATCTAAAATATCTGTAACTAAATTATAAATTGTAATCGATGTATTTCCGCTTGATGGAGACACACCAACTTTAATTGTTGTTGTATCAATATTATCATCAGGTAAAGTAAATGTTTGTTTTGGATTTGTGGCTTGATTATGTGTAAAGCTATAAGTTATTAGTTGACCTTCGTAAATATCAAGATTTTCAAAATAAAAAGAACTGTTAGCTTTTGTTACCGTTGTGTCTTCCAAAACAACAAAATTATAAGATTTACCATCAATTTTATTTGAAAGAAAAGAATATCCTGAAGAAATTGTTAAAGTAGATGAAGTTGATGTTGTCGAGTTAACTAAAAAATTAATTGTGGCAATTGGTGCTCGCATTGAATACGGAACATAACTCAAAGACTTAGCATGAGATACAACAGAATCTCGCAACAATGCTGTATCCATAAATGATTCATTCGCAACCATGTTGAGATAGTAAGCATTATAATGTGTATTATATGCTAAAACATCAAGTAGTACGGACAAACCGGACCCCTCGAAATCATAATCTGTGAAAGAAGATTGTTGATTTAAAAATGTTTTTAGATTTGATTTGATTGTATCAAAATCAAGTTCTGTTACTCTTAAGCGGTCTGCCATATTATCTAATTCTTTCTAAAAAGAAGTTTATTGTAATTGGTGATGTTTGATTAATTACAAAAAATTCTAGTCTTAAATTATATCTATTGTTGTCTGGATCCGGTATTGCAGTAATACTTGACACACTAACTCTTGGCTCAAAATTTTCTATAGTTTCGGTAACTGCTCGTTCTATTTGTGCAGCAATGATGGAATCTATATTTTCAAATAAAAGTCGGCGAATATTACTTCCAACTTGTGGTCTAAAAGGCTTCTCATAGTGATTGGTCAGAATCAAATTTTTGACTGAATTGATTACCGCATACTCTGATTTGTATGTGCTAATATCTTTGCGAATTGGATGAACTGAAAAATTCAAATCCAAATCTACAAAATTTCTTGTGGAATCTATATTTACTGTTGCCATTTTCTATTTATCTCATCCACCGATAACAACTGTTCCAGAACCAGTTTCGATTACGTTAGTTCCTGCACTATTAGTATCATTAGGTCCACCTGTTCCTTGGTCTCCAGTATCAGCCGTATCACCTATACGAGCTGCGCCTTTTGTGCCATCATTCAAATCTATTAGTGGTGCGTTAAGTTTCATATTTCCAGTTGAGCGAATATTGCAAGTTCCATCTACATTCATATCAAAGTTACCTTGAACATATAATTCTGCATCACCTTGAATTGTGACTTGACATTTACCCATAATGTAAACTTTGTCATCACCCATAATAATTTGATAATTATCTTTAGTAACTTTCTCTACTTTATCACCATCTGGAAACCACTCTTGGAAAGAACCATTTCTATGTGCCAAATGAATTCTTTCTGCCTTTGGAGTATCATCAAATTCTAATAGATGACCAGATTCAGTCTCAACAACATTATTATATGGATAAACTGTATTATAAAGTGTTTTTGGTTCATCCCATGAATCTTTTACAGTTTTAATTTTCTTTACAAGATTATCTTTTCGTTCTTGTATAAAAGTTTTCGTTATTGTATCAGCATCATTTCTTGCAATACGAGAAGTTGTCGGTTCATCTAAAAATTTGGGATAACTATCAGCTTGACTTTTTTCTGTGATTACTATACCAGAACCATCAGTATTATATTCTTTACTATCTGGTGTTTTCGGTGCAGAAGCTAATTCAGTTGCAGTTCTTGGATCACAAAATGCTTCTTGTGAATTGGCCGCTTTTAAAGGAATACCAGGAAACACACCAAACATAATTGGCTCTTGTGCATTGTCCCCATCTGCAAAAAATCCCATAACCATATCACCTTCTTTTGGCGTATATGTGTGTGCATTATTCAATGGCATAATAGGAGTTGCCCAAGGAAGATTTTCAGTTGGCAAATCCATTTTATTTTCTGAGTGCCAACCAACGCATCTAACTTTACACCTACCTAATTTGATTGGGTCTTGTCTGTCCTCAACAACACCAACCCACCAAATAAATCCTGCTTTGCCAGCAAAATCATTCGAATCAGTTTTTCTTTGCATATCAATATTCCATTATCTCTTGGACTTCATTAAAATTACTTGATGGTATAAAATCATTTCCTGATGATGACGATGCAACCTCAATAATTGTTTCATGTTTTTCAAAACCGATAACATGTCTTGAGGCAATGATTATGTACTTGCCACTTAAACTCTTATCTTCTTCATCACTCTTTTTTTCTTTTTGGCCAAAGATTGGCGCATCAACATTAACATTGAAACCTGAAGATAATTGAAAGTTACCAGGCATAACAATTTTCAATCTTTTAGACATTAAATTATTAATAATTGCTTTTCTATGAAATATAAAATCTTCGGTTGTTTCGTTTGTTGAAATAGAAGTTGGATCATTTCTTTTAATATATTCACTAAGTTTTCTAGCTGTTCCAAAAATAGATAATGATTTTCTTGAATTGAAATTTTGTGAATTTTCTTTACCATCTCTATTTAAAATTGGTGTAAAATTTGGTGTATCATTACCATGCTTCATGTCTTTGTAATGGTCAGAATACCCAATTTGCCTTGAAGAGATTGTTCTTGTAATTGGATCAAACCCAATAAAAGTTCCTGCATTTACACCTGAACGAGTTCTCTCAATCAAATTAGTCATTGAAATAACTTCAAAACTTTTTGCACCACTTATTTCTTCTAATGGAGAAGTTCCAGATAAATTTTTAGTTTGAAATTTAATATCTAAAACTTCTTGTTGAGTTAACAATTCTGAAAGTGAAACAAAATTATATCCTGTAATATTTTGAAAAAACATATAATTTGGAGATTGTTCAACATCCAAAGCTCTCTTAGTACACCATTGAATTGCATCAATTGGTGATAAATTAGGTATGACAATATTTCTTATACCGGAAGAGTCAGCATAAATTCCATTTAAATTATTTTTTGGAACTTTCAAATAATCAGAAAGTATTTTTTTAATTATCTCAGAATAAGATTCTTCATATGATTGATTAATTTTTTGTTGGTCTGAAAAAAACAATTCATCTGAAACAAAATGTAACACATATGCTTCACTATTCGGATTAATAATATTTCTATCTGATTGTTTATAAATCCTGAAAGCTTTCTTGAACGATGCAACATCTGAATTAACTGATTTTGATATGTCTATCAGTAAAGATTCAGACCCATCAAAGAGTAGTGCAGCTGATAGTCCAATTGCATCTCTAACTAATACATTACCACTCATAACAGGCATTAGAAGCGAATCAAAAATATTGATTTCTTCATATATTGCAGTTATATCAATTTTACCTGCTTTGGTAACAATCACCAATTCATTTACTTTAAATTGGCTTGAATTATTAATATCCATTATAATTTAATCACTCTTTTAAATTCTTTTTCAATCTCTTTAACGAAATCACTTTTTATCAATGTAATCTCTCTTTTGGATTCATTTTCTTCCATTTCATAATCATAATAAGTTTTTTTTGATTTTGTAATGGTTTGCGTAATTGCATCTCCATTTTGTAATGTAATTGTTGTTGATGATGTGGCCACATTTGCATAAGTGTTTGCATCAACTTGAATTTTTTCAATTAAAGTTACATTATCAATGTCTGTCTTAGTTACAATTTTATAATATGCCTGAACATTATTAGTACTCATTGCCCATGCAAGACCACTTTGTACTGTTGTGTTTGCGGCACCATTTGCAGTGTATTTTGCATCTACAAAATCAATCAAAACATCATATTTTAATGGCCAATCAAATTGTGGGTCAATGATATCATTAAACAATAGAACAATCCAATGTTTTTCTGCATTACCATAATATTTGTGTGCAATGATTTCTGGTGTATCTGATTCTTGAATTTGATATTTGTAAAAAGCCGATGAATTGTTTTTCAACGATTGTTCAAATCCAAACCTTGCAATAATATTTGTTACAGAGTCTAAACCAGTAGATGCAGTATCATTACTGTAAAATGTTTTCGGAAAGTAATTAAAATATTTTGCCATTAAAATCCACCTCTAGTTCCTCTATCACCACCATTAATAGACCCACTTTTTGCATTAGCACCTATAACATCTGTATTAAAATCATCTTTTGTGAGATAACTAACTTCTTTGAATGCTAAAGTTAATTGGATTGCAACAGGCATACCTGTTCTACCTAAAGATGGAAAAGTTTCTTCTGGAACTTCATATGCACTAAAACCATTTGGTGCATAGTTGATGTTTATGTTATCCAAAACACAAGTTCCAATTGGTGGTATATTTGGATTTTGAAAACCATTGTAATAAAAACGAATATCAAATTCAGATGGAGGAATTAAGAATCCATCTTTAAATATTCCAGATATTTCTGGAGCTTGATGAAATCTTAACCTTTCAATTATTTTTTGTACCTCAAGAGATTCTCTCTCATCTCTAGGATAAAAGAAAAAATCAAATTGAAATGTTCTAAATTGACTTTGACCTGTGTATAGTAATTCCATCATTGGGTTTAAAACTACACCAGTGGCAGCAAACGCACCTAAAGCTGCAATTTCTGGATTTAATTTTGCTTCTGCGCCTTTGGTTATTGCTAATCCGGCCAAAGATTTTAAAATTTGACTTGAACTATTTTTTAATGCATCAATACCAGTAGCATTTTGATATGCTTCATGCGCAGCTTTTCCAGCAACTGCTGCTTGTGCTAATTTGGATCTTCCTGGAGCCAAATCACTATATCCCTGTGAATATATGTAATTCAAAGTATCAGGCATATACAATGCAATAGAATCGGTAGTCAATTCAGTTTTCTTTGTTATACTAAATCTTTTATCAGTAATGTTTTTAAGACGGGTATCAATAATTGCTTTTGTTCCACCAGAATCACCAGTAAAAGATGTGGTCGCTTGGCCAAAAAGATTGTTAATTCCACTCTCTAAACCTTTAGCTGCATCACCAATACCTTTGGATAAAGACGAAGTTAATCCACTTAAAACACCATTAGTAGATTGATTTATTTGATTTAGTCCACCGTTAACTTTTGATATGAGTTCATTTGCGAAAGAAACTGATGGTTTACCCTGAGAAATGTTTATAGCATCCTTTTCTGTAAAACTACCATTAGCATTTAAAGCTGATTCATCCACAGGCGAAGCTTTAAATGCACTATCTCTTTGTTGTCTGATATAAATCATCATATAATGACCTTTATCAGCGGATCCAAGGTCTAAAGGATATCTGTAATTCCTAGAAGTAAATTCACTACCACTAAGAGCGGCAAGAGGTCCTTTAAATCCATTACCATTTGAATTTTTATTGAATGATATATCTGAAAAACCGAAAAGTGCCATAATTGTCCTATAGGAGTTATAGATAGTATTTATGTCATATAAAGGAATGTTTCGTCCTAAAAACCCAAAGAAATACAAAGGCAATGCAGATAAGATTGTTTACCGTTCCACATGGGAAATCAGAGTTATGAAGTGGTTAGATGACAACCCAAATGTTATCTGGTGGGCATCGGAAGAATTGCCGATACCCTATAAGTCTCCTATCGACCAAAGAGTGCATCGTTATTTTCCAGACTTCATCGTTAGGATCAAACGGAAAGATGGTCAGGAGATGACGATGGTGCTGGAAGTGAAGCCAGAGTCACAAACAAAACAACCAGTCCGAAAGCGCAAAACGGCACGGTTTATCCAAGAGTCGGCAACATATGCCATCAACCAAGAAAAGTGGAGAGCTGCCGATTTGTTCTGTAAAGAGCATGGTTGGCAATTCAAAGTGTTAACAGAAAAAGACTTAGGTATTTGAGATAAATAGATAATGGCAAAATTAATTGATAAAATCAAAACATCACTTGCAAAAGAAGGTCTAACTCCTAGAACTAATGCTTCTAGGGAATGGTTGCGAGCAAAAGCCAAAGATTTGAAACCAACATCTTCTGGATTGATGACAGACAGGCAAAGACTTAGGACTTCTTCTATGATTGGAAAGATGTACTTCTATTTCTATGACCCAAAGACAAAAGACTCAATGCCTTACTATGATAGGTTTCCTTTAGTAATTCCTATTGAACGATATAATGATGGGTTCTTAGGATTAAATCTTCATTACATTCATCCAAAAAACAGGATGATTTTGTTAGACAAATTAAGTGATACAACAAGTAATGACACTTATGATGAAAATACTAAACTAAAAATTAACTACAGATATTTGGCGGCTGCATCAAGAGTGTTTGAAGCAACACCTTGTATCAAAAGATATTTATTTACTCAAATAGAATCTCGATTTTTAGAAATATCCGCAGATGAATGGGATATTGCTGCATTGTTACCTGTAGAATCATTTGTTGGTGCCAGCACAAGTAAAGTTTACGCAGACTCAAGGAAAAAATTCTAATGTCGTTTTCACCAAATCTATTTCTATCTAATATTAGGTCTAAAGATGGCCCAGCAAAGACTTCACGGTTTGAAGTTATTATTCCTATTCCTCCATACATCAATTCTTTTGTTGGAAATTCTATACTTGAAAAGATTTTAAATTTTCCAAATTCAATTTTTGGTAATGTATCAGATGCAATCAATTCTGCTTTAAGAAGACCTGGTGCTCAAGAAGATTCAAATGGTTATTCCAGAACATCTAATGCGTCACTATCAAGAAACTTGGCATTACAATGTGAATCTGCCGAATTGCCTGGTAAAACATTAGTAACAGCCGATGCTAAAATTTATGGACCGACATATAAAGTTCCTTATCAAACACAATATGGTGACACATCATTAACATTTTTGTGTACTAATGAATTTTATGAGAGAAAATTATTTGACCGTTGGATGGAAGCAATTCACCCAACAGATACAAATAACTTGAGATTTCCAAAAGGAAATAAATCAAGGTATATGACTAATGTTAAAATCATTCAATATGATGATTTCATTAAACAGATTTATGCAGTAGAATTGATTGATGCATTTCCTATTGGAGTTGCATCACAGGCGGTTAGTTGGTCTGATGATTCATTCCATAGACTTCAAGTACAATTTGCATATCAAAAATATAAAACAATTTACGAAGGCACTTATGACATTGGTGCTGCAGCAGCTGCATTGTTTGGTTCTGCAGGTTCAAGATTGTTGCCTTTTGGAAGAGCACTTTAATTATTTAAAAGCGAGGTTATTATGTTACCAAAATTAGATGTACCAATTTATGAATTGACACTCATATCATCCGGAAAGAAAATTAGATTTAGGCCTTTTCTTGTAAAAGAACAAAAACTTTTACTAATGATATCTCAAGGAGAAGACAACAATAATGAAACAGTTAATGTTGTAAAACAAATACTAAAAAATTGTGTTGTGGATGATATCAATATTGATGACCTTCCAACATTTGATTTGGAACATTTGTTCTTAAATTTAAGAGCAAGGTCTGTTAGTGAAATTGTTGAACTTAGGTATAAATGCAACAATATAGTCAAAGATGAAAAGGATGAAGATAAACAATGTGATTCACTTGAAAAATTTGAGATAAAACTATTAGACATGAAGCCTACAAAGGGTGAAGGTCACGATAACAATATAAAGTTAAGTGAGAAGATGGGCATTGTTATGAAGTATCCAACTTTTGAAATGATTACAAAATTAGATGGCAAATCAGAAGATGAAATTTTAATGGAGTTACTGACTAATTGTGTTGACTATGTGTATGATGCAGATAATATTTACAAAGCAAAAGATACTCCAAAAGAAGAACTTGTTGAATTTATTGATAGTATGCAACAAAAAGATTTAGAAAAAATACAAAATTTCTTTGAAACTGCACCTAAAATAAAACACACAATTGAATTTAAGTGTAAAAAATGTAAATATGAAGAAAAGATTCCTGTTGAGGGACTTCAAAGTTTTTTCATATAGCTCTTTCTCACGAAAATTTAGGTAACTATTATCATACAAACTTTGCACTTATGCAACACCACAAATATAGTTTGACTGAATTAGAAAATATGTTACCGTGGGAAAGAGAAATTTATTTAGGATTATTGATTCAGTATTTGGAAGAAGAAAACGAAAAATTAAAACAACAAAAACTAGCTAAGAGATAAACATGGCAACAAGACTCGCAGAAATCTATAGAAGTGAAAAAAAGACCGGTGGTGGTCTAGCCTCTTCTATTGGTAAAAGTTTAAAAGAAAAAATAGACCCACGACAAATGCTTGACCAATCGGGTCTTCTTGTTTCTATGTTTCCTTCTTTAAAATCATTTAAAGCGACTAGAGGCAAAGGAGTTGCCGAAAAAATTTCTAGTAATGTGGGTGGAGGAATCGACAATAGTGTATTGAATACTCTAGCTGCAACATCAAGTTTAACTGCAAAAAATACTATGACTTTGCCTATGATGGCAAGAGATATGAATTTGATGAAACTGAATATTTTTAAGTTAGTCAAATTACAAGGTGGTTCAGCAAACACTGGTAAAACAGACATTTTTTTTAAAAATGCAAAGGATAGAGAAACTGCTTACGAAAACACTATAGGAAAAATTGCGGGTAAAGGTATGATTGGTAAAATGGCCAAATCATCTTTTGTTGGAAAACAAAATCGTGATGGTCAATCACCAGGAAGTGCCTTGTTTGTTACTGGTGGTGGTGAGACTGGTTTAATTGGTGGTGTATTTGAGTCTTTAGGTAAATCCGCAGCAATTGCAAGAATGGCAACTTTAGCAGGTGCTGTTGTATCTAGTCCTTTATTTTTAACGGCTGCAGCTGTAGGTTCAATTTTTCTTGCTAAAAAATTAAGAGATGATGAGATTGCATCCGATCCAGAAAAATATGCAAGTGTGGCATCAAATAGAGCTAAAGTAGAGGGTGTATCAAATAAGGTTGCTGGTGCCAGAAACGCTAGAGAAGCTGTTGCAGGCACATCAACAAATGACAAAGGTCAAAGAAAAGTTATTGTTACAACAGGTACTGCTGACGAGATACTAAAAAGATTGATAGAAGATAAACTTTTTGGCCAACCACAAACAAATATGTTTTGTAGTAGTATTATTACTAATGCAACAATTGAAGATGTTTTAGAAACTGCATCCGATTCTATTAAAGCAACTTATCTTAAAATGGTTGCAGATAATACACCAAAGCAACCAACACCCGCTCCTTCACCAACACCAACTGTTTTACCAGCATCACCGGCCGGCGCAGGAAGAGGTTTTGTAAATCCAGAAAATGTTTCTCCAACTCCACAAACACAATCTGATATTCCTTCGAATGTAATTAGAAGTGGTTCGGGTGCACCAATAATGACAGGTTCGGGTGGCTATGTAACTTCTGGTGAAGCAGCACCAATGAGCCCAAGTCCTGCGGCTGCAGCTGCAACAGCTAGTCAAACAACATCTCCAACACCAGTTAAAAATCCATTATTGGATATGATTGCAAAAGGCGAGTCTGGTGCTGCAGGATATAATGCAATGAATCAAGGAACTCCTGGAGGAGGACCAGTTATAGGATCGGGAAATTCACAAAAAATTATTAATAAAAAATTAACCGATATGACTGTTGGTGAAATTTTAGATAAAGGTACTAAACCTAAAGATGATGAAAAAACAAGAAGAGAAAAAGGATTAATTTTTGCTGCTGGAAGATATCAAATCATACCAGACACACTAAAAGCTTTAGTTAAACAAGGTGTTGTAAACAGAGATGACAAATTTGATGAAATAACACAAGATAAATTAGGAATGGCTTTGATACGAGGAACTGGAGCTTTGAAAGATGCAGCTGCAGGAAATTATGAAGAAGCACAAAATAAATTAGCTAAAGTATGGGCTGCTATTCCACTTGCTACAGATGTTGGTGATAAAAAGGCGGGACAATCTTTTTATCAAAAATCTGGTCAAAATAAATCAATGCAAAATTTAGATGTTAAATCTGCGCTGATGCAAACTTCACCATCAAGTGGTACTGCCGTTGCATCAACATCCACTTCTGTTGCAGATGGAAAAATGGCCGCAATGACACCATCTGGTGGAAATACAAATGTAATTAACAAACCAACAACTGTGGCATCTAATGAATCATCTCCTGGTGGTAAAGCTAGTACTGCTTATGATAATGAATTATTCCAAACATTAGTTGGTTATCAATCGGCATAAAAAACCCTGCCGAAGCAGGGTTCAAACAAAATCTTATTTGTTTATTGTGCAAGCGACTTGAAGTAATCCAAATCTTCATCTTCTGTAACTGGTTTATCAATCACAGAAATATCATCATCATTAAACTTGCTTACTACGGCAGTATCAGCCTTAGTTACAGGTGCGATACCTTCAAAACCTAGAACTTTCTCAAGGCGAGTCTTGAGTTGGTCATATGGTTTGAATTGTTTCTTCTCTGTAAAATCTTTCAGAGAATATTCTTTCTTCCACAGTTCTTCAAGTTTAGTATCATCACCATCAAGTAATGCAGACTTAGCAGCAAATTCTGATTTATCATAATTGCGATAGCCTTCAACATTACGAATCTTCAACTTGAAGTTAGCACCTTCCCATAAATCAAATGGGTTAACAGGTGTCTCATCCGCAAACTCAGGGTTCATTGCTTCAGTAATCTTATCAAAGATTTTCTTACCGAATTTATATAAACGAATTTCGCCTTCGTTAGATGGATTACTTGGGTCTGATACGACCAGAATGTTTGCAACGTAAGTCAACTTGCGTTTTTGTTTACGAGCAATTTCTTTGTTGGCTTCGATGCCAGAATTCCATAGTGTATTGTTATGTTCACAAACTGGACACTTCTCATTAAGAGTTGTGAGACAGTTATCAATGAACCAACCACCAGGTCCTTGAAAACCATGACTGAATGTGCGAACCCATGGAAGAGCATCGTCACCATCAACCGCAGGAGCAGGTAGAAAACGAATAACGGCCATGCCATTACCTGCCTTATCTACTTCTGGTTGCCAGAATCGTGTGTCATCTTTGGATCCTGCCTCAGCAGGTTGAGAGGTTGCTTCAATCGCTTTTGTAAGTGTTTTGATATCACTACGATTGCGCTTAAGATTAGCAAATGAACTCATATGTATTTTCCTTGTATAAATTGTATGTTAATATATTTTCTTATCCACATTATGCATTATATCAGATTATATATGTCTTCTGTAACCAGAGATTTCAGTTTCAACAAAGTGTTACCGACCTCTTTATGCAGAATACCTATACCACCTGCCGCATTGAATGATTGAATTACATCAGGTGTATCATCAATAAGGATTGTGTCTGGTTTTGCATATTCGGATTTTGTTTTCCGACTTGCAACGACATTCGCCTTAAAAATAATTCCTTTAGAATCCAACCATACTTGCTTCTGCTTTGCTACTTCTGCATGGTGTTTTTGTCCACCAGAAGAAGTTAGCATTTCTACTTCAATCCCATGTTCGTTATGTAGAAAACAAACATAAGTCAGTAGTTCTTTACCACCGGGCCACCAGTCTAAAGTTTCAAACTGATAATTTAGAATGAAATCGTCCCAATGTACATTAAAGTC